ATATTTTGATGGAGTTAAATCGCATTACGGAAGTTATATTGATTATCGTAAAATTTTTATACATAGAAATGTAATTTGGGATGCCTTAAAAGCAAATATGCACAATGTAGATAAACCTGCCCCAGCATCTAATCCAAATAATGATTTTATAGTAGAGGAGTATTTAAGAGTAGATAGATTTTTAAAAAATTTATTCACTGTAATAAGCCAATGCACGGGGGGATTTGTACAATTAGACTTAGTACAAGATGATGGAGGACAAGAAATTGATGATTTATCAAATCATAAAGTATTAAAGATAGTTCCTGCTACATTTGTAGAAGAAAAATTTAATATTTGGAAATTTGATACCCTTAATGGAGATGGATCTACTAGAGAATTACAAATGACAGCAGAATTACCTTCTACCGACTTGCATGCTTCTTTAGTTAAGAATATATTTAACTCCTCTAGGCCAGGTTACACCATAAGCACAGGTAATTCTAAAGACGGATTAAGCAATTTTGATTTAGCCACCATAATAAATAAGCTACTAAACAATTACTACAATGATTTAATGCCTAGAACATATTACAGCGACGAAACTTGTGATGCAGCTAGAAATTTATTAGCTAGTTTAAATAGAGGCAGAACTACAGAATCTTTAATAGAAAATAATCAGTATTTATGGTTAATGAAAATGGGAATAAAAATGGACGGAGTTGGAGGATGGAGAATTGGACATCATGTAAATAGCAATACAGTCCCAACCAATTTTACCACGGATAGAAATATTGCCTTTGTTGTAACTAGAGTACATCATGTAGTAGAAAATCAAGATTGGCAAACTGATTTAGATTGCATTTGCACAATTGTACCTCAAGGAACAGAAATTTTAGGTGGAGGAGTCAAGTCAGGAGAAGTTACAGGAAAAAATACAACTAATCCGTCAACACCACCCCCGGCTATTTTTCAAGACAGATTTAGAGGAAAAACAGGAACTGTAGACTTTATAATCTAATACATCATGGCTAATTTTTTTTATACAGAAGGCGGTTTTCTATGGGATGAAAATAACATGCCATACAAAGGATATTATTTCTATACTAACAGAATACCCTATGCAGGAATAAACGGAAAGGATACAAGAAAAAGATTATTCTTAGAATACGAATTTAAGAGGAGAGTGTATTCTTCTCTTGGTTCGGAGCCAATGGTAGAGTATATAAACATAAATCCTCACACTCCAACTAAAGAAGAAATAGAAGAAGAAGGTCTTTATTTTAAAAGATATTTCTACCAAAAACGAATAAAACCAATAACATCTATAACAGAAATTAGTAAAGATGATTATTTTTCTGCTAAAAACTTGCAGGATAACAAAAATAGACTTATATTTGCAGAAATCTATTGGAAAGTTCGCGGAGACAAAGTTCAAGTAGCGCAATTAAACAGGAATGAAGTTTTAAGTGCAGATACAACTTTTCCGGGACTTAAGAGGTTTATTGTAAATTATAATGAGTTTTATATAAATGATGGTTATTGAGAACGAGGATCAACTACGGGAGGTCCAAACTAATTTTTCAGGTTCCTTTGTGTTTCCTATTCCAAAAGATATGTCAAATTTTTCGGAGGGGCTATCTATGTTATTTATACATGACTACAAATCAAATGAGTCATATTCAATAGCATTACAACATCAAGAATTTAAATCAAACATAACATTAGAAACATTACAGACATTATTATCATTTAATTATGTAATATCGTCATCTAAATACATCTTTGATTATTATTTCCCCAGTAAGTTTTCAACCGAGTTTCCATTACTCTATTGGCTAAACAAAGGAGATACAGATTACTTAGAGGATTTATATTCTTTTACATCTAAGTTCAAAAGATTTTATTATCCATCAACATCCTATAACATCTATATTCCATATTACATGTTCTTAAGATGTTTTAATAGTCAGCTATCTTATTTAAGCACATTGGATAAGAAATCATCTGTCATTGAAAAATATACATCTATTCTATCATCTTTAAATCATATTAGAGATAATGGAATATGCATTGACATTCCTCAAATAAATGAAGTCTACAATAAAAAATTAACAACATCTTTATTACATCCTAAATACATGCTCTATAATGCCACAGGAAGGCCCGTAGGGACATGTAATGGTATTAACCTTAGCGCAATACCAAAAGATGAAAAACATCGCTTAGGATTTATTTCTAGGCATGATAGAGGTATATTAGTGGAATTTGATATTAAGTCATTTCATTTATATCTCATTGCAAAGGCCATTGGATATACATTAGAAGAAGAGGATGTTCACATGTATCTGGCAAAGATTTATTTTAAGAAGAATAATATATCCCCGCAAGAATACGATGAAGCTAAAAAAATGACTTTTACTAATATTTATTCTGAAAGGGGGGATGCCAAAAAGATTCCTTTCTTTAACGCATTGTATAAATACAGGGATTCGATATATAGTCAAATGGTTCACGATAAAGAAGTTGTTGTTCCATACTGTGTAAGAACTTTAAAACTATCGAATTTAAAAGACGATTATTCCTATACAAAAGGAAAATTATTCTCTTATGTTATACAATTAATGGAAGTTGAACATTTTTTTGACATTATTAATAAAATTACTGTATATTTGCAGTCGAAAAAAACGCAAATCGTATTATATGTGTATGATTCTTTCTTATTAGATTTTGACAGAGAAGATGGATTGGAAACATTAAGGGGAATACAAAAGATTATAAACGATTCTGGGTTTAGCTCATCTGTGAAAATTGGAAAAAACTATTTTAACATGAAATCTTTTGATTTGGAAAACATGAAAGCATGATTGAGAGGAAACCCACAAAATTATTATGTACTTTTTGCCACCCGCATTTTATAGAAAGTACATTGAAGACTATTAGAAACACTTATGATATAACAAACGATAGTGTATTTGTTTTTAGAAATGCATCCGATAATGATGAACTAATTTTAAGTTACAATGTTATTAGAGAGGAAGATTTTACATTACTTCCATCCACCCTAATACTACATCGAAATAAAGAAACCGGAACTTTATTTACTCTAAATGGTCTTAACATACTTATAGAGCAATCTAATAATGGTAAACTTGATGTTAATTACAAGATTGACTGGTATGCTTATGAGAATTGCCTAATAGTTACAGGATCTGATGGATTGAGAATAATTGACCTAAAGTTTCTTTACAAAAAGAATATTTCTAACATTTAATCTATATAGTTATGAGTAATTTTGCAGAACGTTTCAAACAAGAAGCGAGTAAACTTTCTAACTCCGGTCCTACAGGTAGAAAGAAAGGTAAAAACATTTTTGATTACATTTGGAGACCTACATCCGTAACTTCCACCATTAGGATAGTACCAAATAAAAGAGACCCCGAGTGGCCTTTTTACACGGTATATATACATGGCAGAGACTACGCTACAAAAATAGGTCTAGCCAATTATGAGTTCGCCTCTCCTAAGACTTTCCAACAAGAAGATCCTGCCGAGATTTTTGCAAACAAGTTATACAGAGAAGATTATGAGAACAACAAGCAGTTTATTAAGTATTTCGCTCCTCAAAAGTTTTACTATGTTCCTATTCTAGTAAAAGGAAAAGAATCCTCTGGAATTAAGGTATGGCCTGTAAATACTAAGACCTACGAGAAAATATTTAATATCATGAACACTATTTTTGAGGAAGAAGGAGAGGAATCTTCAAAAATCTTTGACTTAAAGATAGGAACTGACTTAGTTATCACTAAACCTGCGGGAGGTGGCGTAGAAATTACAGCGAAGAGAAGCCCGACTAATTTGATAGAGAGAGCAGAAGAAGGATATACCATCGAGGATTTTAAGAGGCAATACGAGGAAATGGGAAATATTGAGGATTTATATATCACCCATACAAAAGAGGAGATTGAAAAAATGGTAACTTCTTTGGCAGGATCTTTATTCTCAAAAAGCAAGGCTCCGGAATCAACTGAAATTATAAGAGGTGGGGTAAAGACGCAAGAAACTACAGAAGAAGTTAAGAATAAACCGGTTGAAAAACCAGTAGCTACTAAATCACTTGAAGACGATTTTTCTAAATTTCTAGATTCTATATAAAAAAACGTTAATTATGGCAAAGAAAAAGGAATCCTCCCAAGAGAGGACTGACACATCTTTTGCATCATCTTTGATAGATGCGATAAATGCTAAGTACAAAAAAGACATAGGGACAGTAGCTTACAAGCTAGAAGACTCTACGCTAGCTCCTACAAATGTTAGCGACTTTGTATCTACCGGATGTACAACATTAGATATGGCTATCTCTAATAGAGAGAATGGTGGGTACCCCGTAGGTAAAATTGTAGAACTAATAGGACTAGAACAATCCGGAAAATCTTTATTAGCTGCTCACGCTATAAAAGAAACACAGAAGAAAGGTGGAATTGGAATCATCATAGATACGGAAAGTGCTGTGAGTAAGGAGTTTTTAAGTGCTATAGGTGTAGATTTAAAAAAGAACTTTGTATATGTTCAGCATGAAGTTATTGAGGATGTCTTTAGTTCCGTTGAAACTATTATAGAACAAATGAGAGCATCTAACAAAGATGTAATCGTAACTATTGTTGTGGATTCAGTAATGGGCGCAAGTACAAAGGATGAAATTGAAGGCAATTATGATAAAGATGGATGGGCTACACAAAAGGCAATCATTATCTCTAAGGCCATGCGCAAACTTACAAACTTATTAGGCAGAGAAAAGATTCTTTTAATTTTCACTAACCAACTCAGACAGAACCTACAAGCTAGACCAGGAATGGGTGATTCTTACACTACGTCAGGAGGTAAGGCTATAGGTTTTCACTCGTCTATAAGAGTTAAGTTAGTTAAGAAAGGAAAAATACAAGGTCCTGAAAAAGATTTACCTTTAGGTATTACTACAGAAGCAGAGATTATCAAGAATAGAATAGGACCTCCTCATAGAAAAGCATCATTCAATATTATGTATAATTCAGGAATTGATGATGTAAGTTCAATTATGGATTTCCTAAAAGATAAAGGCATTGCAACATCTTCCGGGGCCTGGTACACTTATAAGTATTGTAATAGAGAGACGGGAGAGATTATAGAGGAAATAAGATTCCAAAGGAAGGATTTCCACAATAAATTATTTTCTAGGGAAGAAATACGTAAAGATATATTATCTAATATTTCTGATTATTATATTACAACATACATTAAAAGAGACGGCAGCGACGAAGGAGATTCTACTCCATTCATTCACATAGAAGAAACGGAAGATGACAATTGATTTATCAAAATTGTTGAACAACCATAGATCTATGTCTAATGAAAAGACTGTCCTCATAATAGATGGAACCAATTTATTTGTCAGATGTTTTTGTGCCTATCCTACATTGAATACGGATGGGCACACAATAGGAGGTGCGTTTGGATTCTTAGAAAGCATGTTTTCTTTTGTCAAGACTTATAACATAAATAAAGTCATTGTTGTATTTGATGGACAAGGAGGATCTATACGGAGAAAGAAAATGTATAAAGGATACAAATCTGGCAAACACAAAGGGCTTAAGTTGAATAGACTCACAGAAAGTAAGACGGAGAATACAGATAAGGAATCGGAAAGACAAATTAGAAGGCTTATAGAGTATTTAAATAATTTACCTGTTGTCCAAATAATTATGGACGGTGTTGAAGCAGATGATGTTATTTCCATACTCGTAAACTCAAGTGAATTAGACGATTACAAATATAAATTTATAATGTCATCTGATAAAGACTACCTACAGTTAGTATCAGAAAACATACAAGTTTATAACCCTACAAAAAAAATCATGTATTCTCCGAAAAAAGTTGTCGAAGAATTTGGAATTATCCCAGAAAACTTCGTATATTACAAGGCTTTTATAGGGGACCGGAGCGACAACATTCCTAGCTTCGGTTCTATAGGAGAAAAGAACATAATCAAGTTCTTTCCGGAGATACGAAATACTAAAATAGAGGATTTAGATTTCTTCTATAACCGAGCAAAGGATTTGATTTCAGAGGGTAAAAAATATAAGGGATTAGACAATCTTATTAGCGATTTTGATAAACTAGAATTAAACTATAAATTAATTCAGTTACATAACGTTGATGTTTCTTATCATACAAAAAGTGCAATAAGGAGAATATTGCAGGATTTTGTGCCCTCTAGTTATGACTATGAATTCATGCAGATGTTTGCGTTCGACGGACTCTTCTCTAGGATAAACGACTTTGATTCATGGCATAGAAA